GCAATATTTGTACCGTGATTGCGATCAAAATGAGCTAATACTTCTTTCATTTGTGCGTTTGTAAGCGTAAAAGATTTTGGTACATTTTCAGATTGTCTACGCATGTATTCATGAATTCTATTATAAATTGCGTTACTCAAACTTCTTCTCAATTTGGCAAAACTGTTAAAATCTCTGTCCATGGCTACTGCAGATTTAATAGCATTTTCATCAACCAATGTACTCATTGCCAATACATCAAACATATCAAAATCACTTGGAACTCCTATATGAACATGCATTCCAGTTTTTCCATGTGTTGCTTGATCACTTACCCAATTTCCTACTTCGGAAATAATATTAAAATCATTGCCTGTTTGTCTCATATGTCTACTTCTTATTTCAACATTTGGTCCATCTTCACCAACTGCCCATGTGTCTTTATCTGGTTTATCATCTTTTCTTACATCTTCACCCAGACTATCTAATAAATTATACGCAGAATCAATACCACCTTCCATATCAGTGACATTCATTTCACTATCTGGAATAAAATCAGTCCAATCTCCACTTCTTGCTAAAAGTCTTAAATATTCATCAACATAATCACCTTGATTTCTTCTTTCCCAACGAGTATATTCACTGTCCACTTCATTTCTTACTTCATCATATTTTTTATATGCTTCATTGTATTCCTCTTCAGTAGCATAATCACTTTCAACTGGTTCAGATACACTACTATCAAATGTATCTACACTCATTGGACCATATTCTTCATCATATCTATCAATATTATCAATAGTTCCATAACGATTCCATCTTTTTGCTGCTTCATTTCTTTGTTCATCAACCCATGAATTATAAGCATCAGTTAATCCATTATCATAACTGTATGATGCACCCATCAGATCTGATAACTTTTCTATGATTTGATCAGTTGATAAATTCTGTTCTTCTACAACAGGTTCAAATTCAAATTCTACACCAAATGTATAATCACCCAATTCATCATATTTGGCTTTTAGTCCATATTCAATATCAGTTGCTTTATCAAACGGCACGGCTTCAAGCAATACTTCTTTTATTAATGATTTTAATTCTGCAAGTGTCATATTTTACCAGTATTTTCCTTTACTCTTAGTACCTAGTGATTTGATTCTATGACTTCTGCAACTCCAATATCCAGCTGTAGTACGATCTTTCTTTTGACTGCATCTGTGTCTGGCTCTGAAACTTTTTCTACGTGCTGCACTACCGGCTCTGATTCTCATGTTTGGATCACCAAAGGTTACTTTCTTTATTTTACCTGCCTTTGATTTAACATATACAGCAAATTTCTTTGGTCCTCCTGGAGTTCTAAATGGTCTATTAAGATTTACAGTTCTACCTCTGTGTTTGACTTCATTAATATACTCATCTTCTTCTATTTCAATTGGTGCATCTAAATATACTTCTATACCTTCATATATTGCTTTAGTGCCAAGATCACTTTCTATAATATCTACGTCATTATCATTCAACTCAATTAAATCTTGATTATATAATTCACGTACTTCATTTACTAATTTAAAATATCCTTCACTGTAAATTCTAAATATATTTTCTTCTAAAGTGAGATTTCTACCCAAATGATATTTCAATTGATCACTAATAGTAATATCTTTGACCAACTTCATTGGTTCTCCTCGTTCAACCATTTCATCAAGAATATCAGTTAATTTAATCATGAATATAAATAGAATTAAACTATGATTTAATCTTCTTTTTATGATACTTTATGGTAGTACCGCTTAGATTATATTTAACAGACAATTCTTTAATTGTATATTGATTTGATAATATATCACTATATAATTCATTTTTAATTTTTTTAATGTGGGATTTTGCTAATGATATATTTAATTTTTTATTATCATCCATTGGTCCATGTTTAATTCCTGTTTTTTTATTGTTATAACAATAATTTATTTTTCTTGATGATAATTTACTTCTTCTCTCTTCATATTTTTTATTACCTAAATCTGTTCCATACTTTTGTATGAACCAATTTAATGTGAATCTACCAATCGCTTTTTGTTTTTGAATCAAAATACTATCATCATCATGTTTTTTACCAAACATAGGATTGTTTTCTCCTGAATACATTTCTGATAATTGTTGTCTTATAATTTCTTTATTTGGATTGTGTGTAAAATTATCACCTCCTGAAGATTGTAATGCAATGTTATAACCAATATTATTTCTATATGGTTGAAATGTATCTAAATAATGTTGTTCTCTTTCTAATAATAACTTTTCATTTTTTAATTCTTCAATGATTTCAAATTTAAAGTTATCTTTCCCATAAAAATTCCAAGCATTTTGTAATTTTTTATTTATATGAATGTTTTTGTCTAATTCATTTGTATGTTCCCACCATCTTCTTTCAATGTCTTTAGATGATCCAATATAAAATTTGCCGTTTTTTAAATTTGTTATTTTATAAATTCCACTTTTCATACCTTACCATAAATATCTTGAATTTTAATAAAAAGATACAAAAAAACTCTCAGTATTTCTACTGAGAGTTTGTGTTTAATTTACTTTATATGTTAGATTAGACTTGGTTCAAATCACCAACATATATCTTGCCGTAGAATTCTGGGCGGACTACTTTCTTGGCATAACGGGTCATTACACCTCTACGTGGAGTGAAGTTTACTGGATCATATACCAATGGGGTTTGTACCAATGGAATATATGGAGCATAAACTGCACCGGTTTCTAGGAAGTTGTTACCACGGAAGCCCATCAAGATTGTGTTTTCTTGCATGTATGGGTTCTTGTAAACTTGGAAACGTGAAGCAAAAGAACCAACACGGCTTACGCCCATTGCGAACTTAGCACTATCACCGTCAGTGTTTACAACGTATCCTGGGATGGATTCCAATACAGTGGCTACGTCTGGTCCTACAACCAAGAAGTTAGCACCACCACGTAGGGTCAATTGGTGAATCTTGTTAGATACCTTTTGGATCTTGTTACCAAGAGTTTGGTACCAAGTGCTCTTTACGTAAGCAGTACGATTGGTTGAATCATTGTTTACAGTAAAGGTTGGTAGACCGTTAGCATCATTTCCACCCTTGATTAGTTCCTTACCAATTACGGCGGACCAAGCATCAGTGGTTAATGCTGGAGCAGCACTAATCAACATGTCCATAATTTCAAGATCAATTTCCATTGATACGTATTCACTCAAGAGAGCAGTCAATTCTGCTTCTGCATCAATGCTATGGTAAGCATTCAAGTCTTGAGCCAATTCTGGAGTCCAGACGGCCTTCAACTTACGGGTCTTAGCAACGATAGGTTCACTCTTAAGTTCCAAGTTAACTTCTGGAATGTTGATGTCAGTACCTTGGTTAATACCAGAAGTACCACCGGCAGATCCCTTGAATGGATTTGAATCTTCAAAATCACCACGGGTTTCATCAGTTGGTTGTTTGGTGTAAGTTAGTGTTGCATTAGCACTGGTGTTACCTGCAGCAGTTGAACCTGTTACAATGAATTGGATTGAGTAATTTGGGCTGGCCAATGTACCGGTATTATATACCTTAGTTAATTCATTGATTACGTTTGCTGGATTAATACCAGAACCACTGATGGTGAAACTTCTTACAGCGTTCAAATCAATGTTATAGGTATTGGTGCTGATAGGCAAAGTAATTCTTTGTCCTGCAAATGCTTGAGTACTTGAAGTCAATGAACTATCAAAATCAAGATCACTCAAAGTTGCGGAACCTGAAGTTACGCTACTGATTGCTTGTGTAAAATAGTTACTGGTGTAAGAATAACGGCCAACACCATATAGACCGTTTTCTGGAGAATCAGTAGAACCTAGCTTGATGCCAGTACCACCGAACATGGATGAACCACTGAATGGGTTAGATCCTGGTAGACCGTTACGGTTGGTACCGTACTTGAAGTCTAGATAGAAGATTAGACCAGATGGTAGGTTCATTGGTTGAACTGAAACGAATTCCTTAGCGGAAATTTCAGCGAATACACGGCGAACCAATGGAAGAGCTACGCCAGCCCATTGTTCACTGTTAGCAGAAGTACCTGTAGAGGTAGATTCATCAAGCAATTGCTTGGCTTGGTTTTCCAATAGGATAGACATATTGGCCTTTTCAATGCCTTCTAGACCTTCAAGAAGACCTGTCTTGTCCCATTTGTTTTGCAATCCACGAGTTTCAGTCATCAACTTAGCTTGTGGGTTCATATTGTTTGTCAATAGACTCTTAATATCACTCATATTTTCTTTCTGTATTTTAGTTTTTTGTTTACTTGCCTTGTTTTAATTTTTTACTTCTTAATTCCGGCAAGTCTTTGGAATCTTGAAGCCATCACGTTGCTGTTTTCAACAATCAATTCCTTCTTAGGAGCTGTTGATGCAACTGGTTTACTTGCCAAACCTTCGGTGATAGTTTGTGCAGCTGTATTTGGTTTCTTGACAGCTGATCCACCTGAACTAAGTGATTCGGACAAAATTTTATAACTCAACTTAACTTCACGGATGGAGCTGGTTAAGTCGAAAGTTTCTACTACCTTCATCTTTTGCGCTTGGTTCAATGAGAACTTATTGAACAACTTGTTGGTGTACAACAACTTAGCATTCAAAAGATTGATTTCATTCAATTGATCACGTAGGAATTGAACGGTATTCAAAGCTTCAGCCAATTGAACAGATTCTTCAGTTTGTTCTTTATCTTCTTCTTCTTTTTCTTCAGAATCATGTTTCTTAGCTTCATCTACTTCATCAACTTCTTCACTCAAGGTGTCTAGAAGTTCTTGTAGATTGATTTCTTCATCAACTTCTTGTACTTCTTCAGCAGCTACTGGAGCTTCTGGAGCAGGAGCAACTGGAGCTTCTGGAGCAGGAGCTGGTGCTGGAATTTCAACATCAGGTTCAGCAGCTACTGGAGCTTCTGGAGCAGGTGCTGGAGCAGCTGGTTCATCTCCCATTTC